TCATGGAAAGGTTGACGAATCTTCATCAGGCAGGAGTCAGCGTTTCTCGACATCGTTTCAACAACCGCTGCACGAGATTGTACAGGGATGGAAACCGCCGGACCTTTCTTTTGGGTCCCGTTGCGTCCACGTTTAATTCCGATGGACGGCTTACTGGCGGCGGCAGCTTTGCCTGCCTTCTTCATTGCTTTCTTGTTCTTTGCGGGTTGCATTTCTCTTTTCACTTAAAAGGGAATAGTTTAACTTCCAATGTTTCAGGTTTTTGTCGTGTTCAGGACCTGGCCCCCCCTTTCATCAGGGGGGCCAGAGAATCAAATTAACTACAAATCAAATCAAAAAAGTGGCTCTAGTCTAGGGCATGGGAGCCTCTTGGGGCTCACCATCCTGACTTCGAACCAATCGAGTATGGTTTGAAATTGTAAAGGGTGAATATTCCATGTATTATTTAACGCCTTTTGTACCTCTTTGCTAAAGCGAATCAAAGCGGGCTCCTCACTATTTAGAGAAGAATAGCGCTCGACGTAAGCCAAGTAAGCGGTCCAAGGGTCATGGTCCGTCTCCTCATAAGGAGAATCATCACGACAAAATTCCTGAACGAAAGGGTGGCCATTGACAACAAAGTCTGTGACCATCCAATCCCTCGGGACTTGCACGGATGTACCAAATAAGTTTTTCAAACTTGAGCAGCGGATGTGCTTGCCGGTATTCGCAAACAAGGATAATTCCGTTTGCAGAAAATGGCAGCAACTTTCCGTTGAGCTAAAGTGACCTCAAAAGGTCCTCGCGAGAACTTTGGATCAATCCCGTAACCACCTAAGTGGACAGGCATGAACCAATTGGGGGTGAACTTTGCCCCAAGAAAAGTACAATCGTGAAGGAAAACTGATGGACGTGACATTATATATGGAATTAGGGATATGCACTTCTGAGGTAGATTTGTCATCATCTCATTGATGGAAGTAGCAAGAGCTAGAGGGCTCAATAGCCCTTTCTCGAATCCAGGTAAACCTTTAGCAATCCGTTGGTTCAAGTAACCTACGCGGATGAAGGTCCCCGATGATTCTGGTTTAGAATGACCTGGGAGTTTATCATGGCAATATTACTATTGACATAATTCTTTCCCACGGACAAACAGAAACCAGCATCGGAAACGGATTCGGTGAAACACTGGAAAAAGTCCGCAAAATACATGTTAGGTTTGGGAAACATCAACAAGATGTCATCACCATTAATCAAACAATTTCGATAAATGCACTCGCCGATCTCAATTATATCGGCGGAGGCGTCTAAAGAAATGTCGACCAAGCATACTTAGCGGGCACATTTCAAGGCTCTTACGGACCCAACGGTCAACAGTAACACGTG